GCCGCAACAAAGAACGCGGATTTCGCCGGGTTCCTCAACCGCGAAGAGTCCGCGGCCATCTTCGAGCGCGCCGCACGCTCTTCTGTCGTGCAGTCCCTCGTGCCTCAGACTCAGCTCGGCATCAATGGCCAGTCGATCCCGGTGGTGACCGGCAAGCTGTCCGCCGGCTGGGTTTCTGAAGGCGCGACCAAGCCTGCGTCTAAGGGCACTATCGGCCTGAAGACCATGGACCCGAAGAAGCTGGCCGTTATCGCGGTCGTTTCCGCTGAAGTGGTTCGCGCCAACCCGGGCAACTACATGGGCCTGATCCGCAACCAGGTCGGTGACGCGTTCGCTACCGCGTTCGACGCCGCTGCACTGCATGGCACCGGAACCCCGTTCACGACCAGCATTTCGCAGACCACCAAGACTGTCGAAATCGGCACGACCACGCAGGCACTCGGCGGCATCCATGGTGACATCAACGCCGGCCTGTCTCTGCTGGTGAACGACGGCAAGCGTCTCTCCGGTTTCGCTCTCGATGACCGTTTCGAGCCGCTTCTGAACGGCGCTGTTGACTCCGCCGGCCGTCCGATCTACATCGATTCCCCGCTCGTGGACAACGCGGGCCCGTTCCGTCAGGGTCGCCTCCTTGGCCGCTCTGCGTTCATCGGCGAGGGTGTCTACGACGCCACCACGAAGACTCTCGGCTTCGGTGGTGACTGGTCACAGGCTGCGTGGGGCGCCGTTGGTGGCATCTCCTACAAGGTGTCCACTGAGGCTACGGTCACGATCAACGGCGCGCTTGTGTCGCTGTTCGAGAACAACCTCGTTGCGATCCTGGCTGAGGCTGAATACGGCTTCCTCGTCAACGATCCGCAGGCCTTCGTTGAATACGTGAACGTTACCCCGTAAGTTGCCCCGACTGATTCATCCGACCGCTGGCACGGTAGTGAGGCTTGAGGGCGACCTTGAAGCTTTCTACCGTGCCGGTGGCTGGGCTGACGCTGATGCGCCGGACCAGCGGGACGAGGCGCCTTCGGAGAAGCCTAAGCCAGTAACTCGACGGACCCGCAAGAGCGACTAGGAGGCTGTCATGGGCTGGACTTTAGCCACTGATGTTACAGGCGCTTGGATCGGCCCTGACACGCCTACGGATTCCGCGCTGGTGAGTGTGTGGATCGAGAAGGCCGAGCGTTTGCTTCGGTCTAAGATCCCGGACCTATCGGCACGTATCGGCGCGGATCCAGTGACCGAGCCGGACCTATTGGGCAACGTGAAAGACGTTGTTACGGAGATGGTGCAGGAGGTGTTCCGCAACCCGGAGCGCATCAGGCAGCGTCAAGAGGGCACCGGCCCGTTCACTGGGTCGGTGACTTATGGCGGGGATCAGCCTGGCGCGTTGCGTGTCACGGCTGAGCAGATAACGCTCCTGTCGGTCGCGGGCATCAGTACGGGCGCGTTCACTATCGACATGATCCCGGCATCCTCGCCGTTCTCCGGCTCCTACGTGTCGCCGTTGAACGACTGGGAGACGGCATGAGCCCAGTCGTCGCGCTGGGCATGAGCGCCTACTTGAATCCAAGGCATCCGGCCGGCGTCACAGCATCACTGTTCCGTTATGTGGCCGGCGAGCCTGACGTGTACGGCAACGACACTGCGTCTTGGTCGGATGTTGCGCTCCTGAAGGGGTGCGCTTTCGATCCAGGCTCTACGTCTGAGCCGCGCCTGCCGGGCCAGGAGCGCGTGATTGTGGAGCCGACGCTGTATGCGGCTTATGACGCGCCTGTGGAGCCGCAGGACCGGCTTGTTATCCGCGACCTGACGTATGAGGTCATTGGTGTTGCGCGGCGCTGGGAGAATCCGTTCTCCGGCCGTCAACTGGGCTGCGTAATCACGTTGCAGAAGGTGGATGGCTGATGGCACCGAAGTTCAAGTGGAATCCTGCCGCTTTCGAGGCTATCCGCCGTTCGCCGGCTGCCGTGTCGCTGCTGGAGTCCAAGGTGGATGCTGCGGCGTCCGCTGCCGGCACCGGCTATGTGGGCTCGGTGGTGCAGGGTGTCGGGCGCGGAACGTTGGGCCGCGCCATCGGAACCGTCTTCACGGGCGACTTCAAAGCGATCCGCGATAACAGCAAGAACCAGACATTGATGCGCGTCTTCGATCGATTGGGCGGCTGATGGGCGAGGTTCTAGTATCCCCGGACATTGAGGCCGCGGCGACGTCGTTCCTGCGTACCTCGCTGGGCTCACTGGCGGCGAAGGTTGCCACAACGGTCCCGGCGACCATGCCCGCAACGATGGTCAAGGTTTCCCTGACTGGCGGCGGGCGTGAAGGCGTCGCTTCCGACCGGGCGCAAATCACTATCGAGTGTTGGGCGCCGGACGCTCCCACGGCTTCTTACCTGGCCCGCAAGGCGTGCGCGCAC